ATCCCAAATGGGACGCATTCGTTTGGGTTGAGTCTCTTAAAGATGAAATACGTAACGACGAAAAGAATGGAATGCCACGTAGTTTCAGAATAGGAACCATCCACCAACAAATTTTAATGAAGAAGTATTTTGGAAGTATGGTTGGTCATATTATATCAACTAGGGATTTCCACCAGATAATGGTAGGTATGAACCCTTTTAAGGAATGGCCAGATATGTACGAAGTACTAACGAAGTGTTTATTGGTGTTTGCTGGAGATATTAAAACTTGGGATGGTGAAATGAAAAGTCAGGCCCAGAGAGCTGTGTGTGAAATAATCGCAAAGCATAGTGGGAGTAACAAAAAGATAATTAATTTTTTATTAGAAACATTAATACATTCATTAGTTGCAATACAGGATGATTTTGTAATGACTACTCACTCATTTCCGTCTGGAAGTTTTTTGACGGCTATTTTTAATAGTTTGATAAATAAGTTTTATACGGCAATGTGGTTTTACCGAGAGTGTAAAAGAAATGGAGTTCAACCCAGCGTTAAGCTGTTTTGGGAAATCGTTATCGATTATGTATATGGAGATGACAAGTGTAATGGAGTTAGGAAATACTCTGAATTTTTAAATGCATTGACTATGCGCGATTTTTTCGTTAGCATGGGTATGGATTTTACAACTGCCACCAAACAGAAAATAGTTAATGCTAGTGAGCCAATGGATGATCTACAGTTTCTTAAACGAAGTTTCAGATATCATGATAAGTTAGGGAGAGTGGTGTGTCCACTTGAGCTCCGTACTTTACAATCAGGGCTGTCCTATTCTGACAGATCGAAGGATATTTCCGTCGTAATGGATGGCAAGTTGGGGTGTTTTCAGCGCGAGTTGTATTTGCATCCTGATAGAGATGCGCTTTTGGCTGATTTTCATCATAGAATGAAGAAGTATAATTATAAATATAAAGTGTTGCCAGAGAGTTATCTCATGTCCATTTACTTAGACGATAACGTCGAGTTAGATGGGTATTTGCGATACTATGATTAAACAATTTATTATCTTAGAGTTTTTATATAAATTTGTACATATTGTAAATATTAATGTAAATATTATTAATTATTGAGTTATAATAGTTTTGGTTAAACTAGCTACAGATTAGTATTATTTAGGAAAACGCTTTTGCTTATTCCTACACAACCCGAGACATCGTATGTATGGTTGACGTGTTTGATTCTACTATGTCACCATTAAAACAGAATCACAGAAAAAGAAAAAGAAATTACTAACACAGTAGACGCATCTGAAGATGTGTCTGAAACCGCTTCTAATTTTTTCTCAAGTGTTAGAAGCAAGCCAGAGATAGCTCCACCTATGATTTATGGTAAGCAACCTAAATTAGATAGTTTGCCTATGCAGTTAGAAATGGATTATTCACGAATTTTGAATAAACCATATTTTGTTAAATCAGTAAATTGGCGTATGACCGATCCAATTAATACTACGTTATCGCGTTTATTGATTCCAGAAGATATTTTATTGAACGAGTTGGCAAAAATTCCATTTAGAGCGTCTGTGTATTACAGAGCGAAAGTTACAGCCATAGTTCAAACAGCTGGAACACCAATGCACCAAGGATGTATTATGGTGAGTGCTATACCATCCGGATATAAGGGCTACAACAACGATGAGAGTTTGATTAGAAACACACTAATGTGTTCTCCTCACGCCTTTTTATTAGCTAATGAAGCTACACCAGCTACTATCGAAATTCCATTTTATGTCCAGAGTAAGTTGGCCGCCATTGATTTGGAGGGTACCACTGTTTCACCAAATTCATTATTTGATAATTATTCTGAATTAGTTTTTTATGTTTGGAATCCATTGGCCGGTCCTTCAACCGCTTCTTCTGAACTGACTATCTCGGTGCATTTTATGTTCACTGAGTTGGAGTTTTACGTACCACACGTCGACGTTAAGTGGACTCCTTTAGATCCCGGTTTTTACGCTCAGGGATTCTTTGACGATATCAAGAAGAGCACTTCAAGAGCCATTGACGGATTGTTTTCTACGGGTCGCAGGTTCACTGGTGATTTGATTGACAATTTGCGTAGTGGCATTAAGAGTTGGACTGGGTTACATAACCCTGACCATGTGCTATTGTCTGCAAGAAGTGCAGTACAATTTAGACAAAATTTAAATCTAGTTGATGGGCCCAATTTTATGGAGAAAATGGATCCATTTTCAGATTTTACTCATATAACAAACGATTATACTTTTGACACAGACATAGATGAGATGTCCCTGGCACATATTTTGAAGAAGCCACAATACATTGGCTCATTTTCAGTTAAGTCCAGAGACACCACAGGTTCTCTATTGTGGAGCAGACCAATTACTCCAATACAGGAAATTAGACCGTTTAAGTATAATGATTATAATGATAAAACAACGCATTCAAACTTGCATACTAATAATATTCAAACGTTAGCTTATATGTCAAAATATTGGAAGGGTTCTATGAAAGTTCACATTCAAGCAGTTATGTCGAATTTCCATTATTGTCGTTTGATAGTCGCAAGAGATTATTCCCCAGACATAAACATGGAAACATCCTATCCAACGTATGAGTCAGTTACTAATTTATTAACCGAGACTTTAGAGTTCTCAGCTGGAGGACAAGTACAGACAATTGATTTACCCTATTGTAGCTTGTTGAATCAGCTACCTTGTTCCACGGATTTTGTGTTTAACGCTCTACAACATGGCGTTTATTATGTGTATTTGTATCAGCCACTAGTTTCAAACGGTTCAGTAGCAGATGATATAAATTTTAATGTTTATTTGAGTTGCGGCGATGATTTCGATTATTTTGGATACGCGGTGCAGCCTTTAATGACATACAATTCCGTTTCTGGTGCTCCTGCATTAGAGTCCAAGTTCGAAGCCCAAGCATCTGTTACCGTTGATGTTAGCAATCAATCTGCTATTACCAATACTGGAGACACCCAAGATATTGATACTTTGTACGATTTGAGACCAGTCAAATCTATCCGCGATTACACTCGTCGTATGATTAAGCAATATTCTAATGCAATCTCCAAGGAAGATTTTGTTAAAACTAATGGAACCTTTACGATACCAGTGAGTAGGTTGTTAGGTATGGAGCCGTATATTTCTGGCTTTTCAGAGTCGCAATCTATAGAACCTAGTTTGACAATTTTATCGCGTATGTTTATGGGGTATTCAGGAGGTGTGAAAGTCAAATTAGTAGTAAATGGCTCACCGATATCAGAAGTTTGGTACGTGCCTCCTAGTTATTCCTTGTCAGTCGGGAAAAACTATTGGATGGGTAATTTGCCTCAGCCGGATCCTGGAGACGTTATATTTGAGGACATCAATGAAATGTATATGTTTCCTGACGCAAACGGTCCAGTTAAAAAATATAGCAATTGGTACAACATTCAAACAGTTGCAGTGGAGAGACCGAACTATATTAATAGTGACATGGGCACTTACAAAATGAAAATTGAAAATGAGACGGGCAAGCGTGTTCCAATGTCGTCAACAGTAACAGAGTTTGTTATTCCATACATGGCACCTTATAGGTTTGTAGGCGATTATACGAAAATGGGAACAGTTACAAACACTTCTTTACAATCATTGGCCACTCATGATATGGGCCACATAGTGTTTAAGGTTGCCGCCCCGTTATATGAAATAGGTTCCGGAGGAGCTTACGCAGAGGAAAACATTTGTATTGAGTATTATGCAGGCATTTCAGATGAGGGTAGGTTTGGTTATCAAATCTCGGCCCCCCCCGTTCTGATACCATCAGTTGCAATAGGAAACGGTTCTCTCGAAGCATATTATCAATTAACTCCTTCATGGAACAGTGCAGTTCAGGCACCTCCATTTTCCACGGTGGTATCACCATCGCCTGGCTTATATAGCATTGAGGCGTGCTATTATAGTGCCACTTAAAGTATCTGGTTACTTTAAATTTGAAAACCAGGGCTACACATATCGGGAATGTATGTGTAGTCTTCTCAATTCCCACCAGTAAGCTATCCGATGGCTACTTAGGTTAATAATTTAGTCGGAGCTGGCATGTTAAGAGGATCAACGTGGCTAGTT